AGGCTATCGAAAAAAATAAAAAATCACCCAGTTTTAAGAAATTTAAAGAAAATCTAATTTATGCCAATCCGTTTTCAATAATTACAGCAAGAGGACATCATCCAAAAGTAATTAAAAGAGGTGTTAGAATGTTTATTAATATGGTTATGACGCCAGAAGAAAAAAGGGAAATGGCAAAAAACATTAGGAGCACTTTTGAACACGAGGAAATGTTTTCTGACAGATTTTTAAGTCAATTAGATGACTTAACACTAGGACAACTTATTGATCTATACTTGGACGAAAGAGGTGATTATTATCCCGTTTCGTCAGAGGAGTTTGGGGAAAAGTTTGGTTTAGAAACTTCCGGAGGAGCCTCAAATCCTGAACACGCAAAAAAGGTAGCGCTTCTTGATTTTATTTCAAAATATAATGATTTGATTAAAAGCGGAAAATATGTAAACACTTCATTAGGATTTTCAGATGATGATCCTAAAAATATTAAAGCAATGGTAGAATATGTTAGAAATGAATTATCAAGAATGTATCCAGAAGTTAAATTTATTATTTATGATACATCAGAAGGAGGATATAATAAAATTCATATTGAAACTAATAAAGAAGAAGATGAAGAAGTTATGTTAGAATCTTTAATTAAAAGAACAATATTGAAAATTAAATCAAAGTAAATAGAAAAATTTTTCAAAACGACATATTTATCAAATAAAGAAAATAAACACAAAATTAAAAATAAAAAATTATGGCTGATTTACTAATGAAAATGCCAGTTCCGTATGAACCCAAAAGACAGAACAGGTTTATTTTAAGATTTCCTTCTAGTTTGGGTATAAACGAATGGTACGTTGAATCTGCTTCAAGACCATCAATTAAAATTAACTCTACGGAAATTCAGTTTCTAAACACTTCAACATATGTTGCCGGTAGATTTAACTGGGATGAAATTTCAGTTAAGTTTAGAGACCCAATTGGACCTTCAGCATCACAAGCCCTTATGGAGTGGGTACGTTTGTGTGCAGAATCTGTTACAGGACGTATGGGTTATGCCGCTGGTTACAAAAAGAATGTTGATCTTGAAATGCTCGACCCAACCGGAGTTGTTGTTGAAAAGTGGATTCTTGAAGGTACATTCCTTACAAGTGCGAACTTCGGTTCCTTGTCTTATTCGCAAGATGCAATTGCTGACATTACCTGCGGGTTAAGAATGGACCGTTGTATTTTGGTTTACTGATCAATTCTTAATATTTTTTTCAAACCTATATGTTTTATAACGTATAGGTTTTTTTATTTACAAAAAACACAAGTCAAGTATTTTTATAATAAAAAGTTATTATGGAAACAAATGTAAATGAATATGGTCAAATGAATTTTAATCTACCACACGATGTAGTAAAATTACCATCTGGTGGGATTTTTTATCAAAGTAAGAAAAAATCAGTTAAGGTTGGTTATTTAACTGCTGCCGATGAAAACATTCTTGTTAGTATGGATAGTAGGAAAACAATTAAAGAAACAATTGTTTTACCACTTTTAAGAAATAAAATTTATGAACCAGATCTAAGACCAGAAGATTTAACTGACGGTGATATTGAAGCAATTCTTATTTTCCTTAGAAATACATCTTTTGGTCCGGAATATACATTTAATTTAACAGATCCTGCAAATGGTAAAACTTTTGAAGAAAAGGTTCTATTAGAATCCCTCGATATTAAAAAAACTAAAGAAAAACCAGATGAAAATGGTTTTTTTTCGATTACACTCCCTAAAAGTAATGTACAGGTTAAATTAAAACCATTGACGATGAGAGATAGTATGGAGATTGAAAAAATATTAGAATCATATCCAGCAGGAAGAATATCACCGATTATGACTTTGAGACTCAATAAAATGATTGTTGAGATAAACGGAAATCAAAGTAGAGAAGAAATCTCTAAATTTGTTGAGACTATGCCAATTATGGACTCAAAGTTTATTAGAAATTATATGTTTGAAAATGAACCAAGACTTGACCTAAACCGTGAAATTATAGCCCCGTCTGGAGAAAAGGTGAATGTTACTATCGCCTTTGGGGTGGAATTTTTTCGGCCTTTCTTCTAATTATAAAATCTACATTTTAGATGAATACATTTTTTTAGCAAGGATGTTAAGAATGTCTTATTCTGATTTTCTTAGGATACCAACTTATGAAAGAAAGTACATTATTGATAAGCTAATTGAGAGTAATCAAAAAAATAAAAGTTAGGTATTTATAAAATAAAAAATGTTTTTTGCTGATGAAGATAAAAGTGGTAGTGCTAAAGGTTCTGTTTTAAGTGAACAGGAACAAAGAGCACAAGCCGCATATAGAGCTAAAGTAAATGTTGGTACTGATATTGTTGACAATTTTCTTGGCGACACAATGAATACTTGGCTCAAAGAGTTGGCAGCTCAATTTAGTGCCACAGGCTTTGCACAAAGAGCCCAAACCTTAGACATCGAAGCCACAAAAATTAGAAATATTATTGGTTTAAATAAAGAAACTAATGATCAGTTTCAGGTTTCAATTGCAAAAAACGCGTCTCTTTTTCGTGAATATGGTTATGATGTTGAAGACATTGGTGCAACATATGAAAAAATATTTGGAAATTTAAACGCATCAGTAAGTGTTGCAGACGAAACCCTTTTAAATTTAAGAACAACCTCTCAAGTTACCGGTCAAGATATTGGTGAACTTGTAAATTCATTTAGAGGTGTTGGTGTTGGTATTTCAGACATTGGTGATAGAATGCTTGAAGTCGTAAATATTGCCAGAGAAGCTGGTGTTGCGACAAAAGCGGTTTCTGACGGTGTTGTAAAAAACCTCGATAAAATGAATATCTATAATTTCGAGGGTGGAACAAAAGGTCTTGCAAAAATGTCAGCCCAAGCAACCAAACTTGGAATAGATATGACTAAAATATTTGAAGTCGTTGACAAAGTATTTAATCCGGAGGGTGCAATAGAATTAGCTGCTGGACTACAAAGATTGGGTGTTCAGTCAAGTGCACTACTTGATCCTTTAAGATTAATGGATTTATCACAAAATGATCCTACAGAATTACAAAATCAAATTGTTGAAATGAGTAAAGACTTTGTTAGATTTAACAAAGAATTAAACCAATTTGAGATTATGCCTGGTGAAAAAAGAAGGATGAATGAGATTGGTAAAGCACTTGGTATGAATAATGGTGAGCTCCAAAAAATGGCACTGAACGCGGCCAATTTGGAGTACAAGATGAAACAAATCAAATTACCATCTGGAATCGCATCAAAAGAAGACAAAGAATTAATTGCAACACTAGCAACAATTAATAAAGAAGGTATTGCACAAGTTAAAGTTGAAAAACTTGACGCTGAAGGTAAAGGAATGGGTGAATATTTTATGAAAGCTGTAGACCAGTTAAACCCTAAAGATATTGAAAATTTAAGAAAACAACAAGAAATGCAAGGTAAATCTATGGAAGAAATTGCCCTTGAACAACTTGATGAAACTAAAATTTTGAGTAATAAAATAAGTCAGTTTTTAACTGCAACAGCATATGGTATCTCCGGCTCAAAATTATCCAGAGACGTTTATAAAGGAACTCTTGGTACCGTAAGAGCTGGAATAGATAAATTGGGCGAAGTCGGAAGTAATACACTTTTTGGTGGTGAGCCTATGGAAAAAGGAGAAACCTGGATGAAAAAATCCAATGAACTTTATGATGAGTATGGACCAAAAGCGGTAGATATGATGGAAGAAATGTATGAAAAATCTAAATCATATATAACCGAAATGGCCCAATCGTTTTCTAGTATTCCAGGACTTGAAGAAATTGCAAATATTGATCTTACTAACATTGCAATGTCATTAACAACTTTGGGTGAAAAAGTTAAAGATGGGTTAAGTTATTTTGGTATTGGTGGATCTGAAACAGATTTGGGCTCCAATTTTACAGAAAAAACAGAGATTTTAAATAAAAGCGTATCAAACACTGTGAACCAATTAGGGAGCGCCCCAGAACAAAAAATTGAGTTTGAACCATTGGAAATTAATGAAAATGTAAATGTAACAATAAAAGTTGATTTGGACCCTAACATAAAAAACCAAGCTTTAACACAATTAGCAACAGATGCCATCGAACAGTATTTCCACAGCGGTGAAAAAAGTGGTGTAAATAAAGTAAGGTTAAAAAATGCTTTAGATAATATTATGTCAGATATTTTAGTGGCAAGAAAAAATGTAAGTAATTTGGTTAGTGCACCTGGTAAACCTGTATAATAAATTCGATTATAAAAAATTAAATTAACTCTATTTATTAATAAAATAAATTAGATGTCAGAAACAACATTATCATTTAGTGCAAGTGCGTCATTTAGGAACAATTTAATGGGTAGAAATTTACCTCCTTATAATGTTCCTGGTGCGTATTCACCACCATCTGGTAATGTAAATTATGAAGCAACACCATTAAACGATAATTCTGTTATTGATTCACCAAATGATTTAATTGGCACTACAGTACAGGCAAATGAGCTTTATTCATTAAACGAATATGGGCCTGAAGGTGGATATAACAATATAATCTCAACCGATGGAGCACCATTACCAGTAACCCCAAATCAAGGTGAATACGGTCAAGATGATGCACAAATAGATTTAATTAACGAATTTTTTATTGACACAGCGTATTTAAAAAATTCTTATGGACCTAGCGATGGTTATAAAAATTTAATAACAATTACGGATTTAGTCCCTAACAGTCAATTTTTTTTACCTTACTCAAATGATTCTGGATTCCCATTAGTATTTAATCCTTCGGTTTATACGCCAATACAAATTTTATTGGAAAATGATCCACAAGGATCCAATGGATTATTATCACAAGATTCCGAATTAGCAAGAAGAGGCGCCTTAGCACTTAAAGAAGAATTTCAAAGAAGAATTGAATTTGAAACACAACAATTAGTTTCAAGTGTTTTCCAATTGGATCAATTACAAGATCCATTTGAAGCGTCTCTTGTTGCAACAGGACAACAACCACTTATAGGTAAAAACTGGAAAATTACAGTACCAGAAAATCCGGTTCTTGCCGCGGTCTCATTTGCTAATAGAATTACCGGAACATATTTTCCTGTATCACCAATCCCAGGTGATTACTTTGACGAAACAACTGGAGTATTATCACCACAAACTGAAAACGCTTTAAATACCGCAAATAATTTAACTCTTGGTCTTTTAGGTCCAATACTTAATAAGTATAGAAATCCTTCGGAAATATTTGTTGCAAACACTGGGTACGGTCAAAAGTCAGTACTATTCAAAAGTTTAGAATATAACATTTATAGACCAAGTTATAATAAAGGGTTATTATTAGGAGCAACAAGTGCCATTTCAAATTTACTTGGACTTAACGAACCACAAGGTGGTGGCGGATACTATGTTGGTAGTGATCAGGCCGAACCATCAACGATAAACAGTCCAGCAAATGAAATACCGGTAGATAGATTTGGAAAACAACAACCAAGTCCGGTATATGGACCATCAGATTTAGCTAAACTTTTTGAAGGTAATGATCAAAAAATTAAATTTGGCCTTGTAGGTAAGTCGTATTCAAATCAAGGAGGAATTATTGGTCAATTTGCTTGGTTGTCACCAAAATATAAAGACAATCTTGGATTTAAAGTAAAACCAGGTGGGGACCCAGTACAACCACAAGACGAGGAATTTGATGCGGTTAAAAACGAATTTAATCAAGATACACAATCAACAGACTTTGAGTTTAAAGGTGGATCCATTTTAGATAATACCCAAAGATTAATTAATTCCGCAGACAATGTAACCGGTGCCAGAAGATTACAACACGTTGGAAATGCAATAAATCAAGTCTCAAAAGTTTTTAATGATGGATACAAGGAACTAACAAAAGGTTCACAAGTAATTGCGTATTACGATAGTGCAACTGGAGACAATACAATTTCAATTGACGGAACAGAAGTAGGGGCTGAATACTGTAGAGTATTCCAAAAGGATACGCCTTACTTAACTTATGGTGATTTACAAAAGACAGATGGTATTACAACGGCCGGAAGGAAATTTTCTTATTCAGTTTTAGACAATACTTACAACTTAAATATTGCACCGTTGAGAGGGGACGAATCAACAAATATGATGAAAGACGGTAATAGGAAAAAAGTTAAAAAGTATATGTTTTCATTAGAAAACTTAGCTTGGAGAACATCAAGTGAACCTGGTTTTACTTATGATGATTTACCGGATTGTGAAAGAGGTCCTAATGGTGGTAGAATTATGTGGTTTCCACCATATAATTTATCATTTAGTGATTCATCAAGCGCTAATTGGAACCCAACATCATTTCTTGGAAGACCTGAACCAATTTATACATATAAAAATACAACAAGATCAGGTCAATTAAGTTGGACAATAGTTGTTGATTCACCAGCGGCTATGAACACAATTATTGAAAAACAATTAAAAAATATGTCACCAGAGCAGGTTGACTCAATTATGGATTCATTTTTTGCTGGATGTATTAAATATGATATTTATGATTTGGCCGCAAAATTTAACACAATACCTACAAGTGATCTATATCAAATACAACAAGAAATAATACAAAGTCAAAGATCGGTAACCGAAGAAGTAACGGCCGCCGCAAACGAAATAAACGCAGGACAAAGTAACCCAAGTGGTGGTGCGAATACAGGTACTGGGACTGATACAAAAAACGGTGAAACTGTAATATCAGAACAAATTAATAATACAACACAATCTTCAGACGCACAAAAAGTAATTACTGCCGATTCATTAAAAGAATTTGAAGGCTACGGATTTTATTTTGATAATGATTTCCCAATAGGTGAAAGTTCAAATGCAACAACAAACCCAGATCCATTTACAAAATGGTACAATTTATATTTAGGTCAAAAAGGTACATATACTGGACCTATTTCTCCGGCTGAAGTAAAAGTTGGATCAACTGTGTACTCTAAAAATGGTATTGGTACTTTTTTTAGTACTGTAGTTGAAGGAAACTTTAATAAAATAAAAGACGAGTTATTACCAGTAAAATTAAAAGAAGTATTAGAGCAAGGTGCAAAAGTAACATTTGATTTAGTTGGTTCTGCGTCAGCACCAGCACAAGCAAATTATAATGTAAATTTATCAAGAAGGAGGATTAGTACTGTTGAAAATTGGTTAAACGAACAGACTGTTGGTGATCAAAAAATTAAAAAGTGGAGAGATGATGGTAAAATTGTTTTTAATTTTACCCCAAAAGGAGAAGGAACATCAATACCTAAAGTAAATTCACCTGATGAGACATTAATTCCAGGACCAGTTGATTGTACTGTTGATATAATTGATGTTGCTAAAAATAAAGTAACAGATCAATCACAATGGTACAGCATTCCAGCTATGGCTTGCCGTAGAGTAGTAATTCAAAAAATTACAATATCTGATATACAAGAACAAAAATGGGGATGTGGGCCAAATAATGATGGAAAATGTATACAGACTAAAGATGGTACATACAACTCTCAAAGCGATTGTGAAAACTCAGGAGACTGTAAAAAAACAGAACCTAAATTAAATTACGATTGTGGTGATGAAGGTCAACCGTGTAAAGAAGTTCCAGATGGTACTGGTAAATACGCAACTTTAGAAGATTGTAATAAAGGATGCGGTACTCAAACTGACTATAATTGTATTGATAATATTTGTCAACCAGCACCAAAAGGAACCGGACAATATAAAAGTTTAGAAGCTTGTAAAGCGGCTGGTTGTGTACCTAAACAAACAATAACAAGAACTATTACGGAAACAAAAATTAACTTGGTTGAGAAAGTTAAAAAATCAATTTCTAAGAAAGTACTCTCAAAGTTGTTTTCAGAGTGTGATTATTTTGAACTTATTAAAGAATCAAACCCAACTGTTTTATCAAGTATAAAAGATAAGGTAAAATATTTTAGTCCGGCATTTCATTCTATGACACCAGAAGGATTAAACGCCAGATTAACTTTCTTGAATCAATGTGTTAGACCTGGACAAACAATACCAGTAATTGGACCAGACGGTAATCCAAAATACAACGACGCAAGAAATACATCTTTTGGTGCTCCGCCAGTATTAGTATTAAGAATTGGGGATTTTTACCATACTAAAATTATACCAAATCAATTATCAATTTCATATGAACCTTTAGTTTTTGATTTAAATCCAGAAGGGATTGGAGTACAACCTATGCTTGCAAAAATAACATTAGGTTTTGATTTTATTGGTGGACACGGTCTTGCTGGACCAGTTTCACAATTACAAAATGCGTTGTCATTTAATTTCTATGCCAATACAGAAATTTACGATGAAAGATCCGTAGCGACAGAAGATACATCAGATAGAGACGCTAAACTTGTCGCTAAGATTTCAAATAAAGGAGGTGCCGAATCACAATCAAATCCTGCCCCAATTAATAATCAACCACAAGGAGAAAGAGGTGGATCAACAATTGGTACCATACTTACAACTGAAAATTTTGAAGATGGTTCTGTACAGACAGGTACAACAGAGTTTAATTCAATTTTTAAAGAACTATCTGAAAAAACTAATGGATATTTTACGACAATGTTTAATCAACTTAAAACAATAAATGAAGTTACAAATTACCCAATAACACAATTAGTTTTATTGGATAGTAAATTTACTAAAGGAAATTTAAATGAACATAATTCCGGTGTTGAGACTATAATATTAGGAAAGTCTTATAAAAGTGAGGATAATCTATTAAAATTATATAATAAAGCTTTAGTTGACATTGACAATAAAGACAACCCAATAATTGCGGCAATAGAAAAACCACCAGTAAACTGGTCTAATGTAACAAGAAGAGATGTTAGAAATAGTTTATACACATATCTTGAAAATAAAGAAGCTGAAACAAGTCAAGCTGTTGTTGGCGCATTAAATACTATGACTAAATATCAAGAAGACTATGTACAAGTATTTAGAAAATTAGATTTAGTTACATATAAAATAGATGGGTATAAATTAGACACCGGTGAATTTAAAGTTTATGAACTATCAAATATTTTATCTGAAACACCAGAAGATGTGTTTGCAAAAATAAGTGAGGTTTACCCAACAAAAATTGCAACAGAACTTAATAAATTTGATGAGGATTTAAAAAATGCTAAACTATTAAGTCCCCAAACATTAACAGATAAAAATTTAAATTTTACACCAATAGAAAATGTATTTAACCCAGATGACGAGTACAATAAAAGATTTTATATGGTAATGTCTGACGTTTTTAATGACGATAATAAATTCAATACGTTTGTTAATACGTTATTAACAGATCAGGTAAAAGGAAATTCAGATTTAGTAGCACTTATAGAACAGACTTGTAATTCACTTAAAGAACAATATAGAAAAGAGTATCAAGCTGAAAAGAAAATATTTACCGATTTTGAAACAAGTGAAACTTATACAAAGTATAAAAGTTTTAAGATTGATGAGTTTAATACTAAATTAGCTTACACAACAAAAAAAGATGATATAGAAGATTATAAAGACAAACAAAAATTATTGAAAAAGACATATAGTGATCTTAATATAAACAATAAGAAAGATACATTTAACGGTAAAATAACATTTGATTAATATGGCTTTACAGTATTACAATAGATATAGTATGTTTTTGGAGAATGGTGCACAAAGTGTTGTTCCCTATGTAACACTTCCATCAAAACCAACTGATAAAAAATATATTTTTAGAGACGGAATTACAAGACTTGATAAAGTTTCACAACAATTTTATGGAACACCTTTTTTTGGTTGGTTAATTATGCAAGCAAATCCAGGTTTTACTGGACTTGAAACCAATATACCTGACGGAGCAATATTGACAATTCCCTTTCCGCTACTAACTTCATTACAAGACTATAAGTCCGCATTAGATAATCATTTCTTATATTATGGTAAGTAACGAAGAAAATATATTAGTTGAATTTGACTATCAAAACATATCAGTAATAGATCCAAATAAAGTTATTGATAATGAAGGTAATGTTAAAGAACGACTAATCCAACAAGAAAATTTAGTTTATTATGCTAATTTAGAGTGTGCTGTAACACCCAGAACAAAACTTGCTTTAGGTGTCCCACAAGAACAAAGCGTACAAACAATTTCTGTTGGTACAATAAATTTTTTAAATCCGGGTATAAAAAAATTCTTAGACACAGATTGGTCTGACGAATTAACAGGAAAAGGGACAGTACAAGGTTTAGGTGTTAATCAACCAAAAATTGATATTACCCCAAACCCAGATTTAAGCAATGACTATTATATAAATCAGACCCTTAAATCAAATGGAGAACCTGGAGCAGTTGATAATGGACTTCTTGGTATAACACAAATTAATATTAATTATGGACTTGATTTTCTTCCGGAAATTAATATTACAATGGAAGATGTTAAAGGTAGAGCTCTATTTGAGGCCGGAAATAATTCACCATATGCGACATTTTTTAATTTACCGTACCCAATTTTTTATTTAACACTTAAAGGTTATTTAGGTAAAGCAGTTAGATTACCATTAATGTTACAAACATTTAATGCGTCTTTTGATCCGTCAACACACAATTTTAGAATACAATGTAAATTTTATACATACAAATATACTGTAATGTCTAATGTAACTTGGGGTCAAATGATGGCAGTACCACAAATGTATAGAATAAAAATTGATAGCGCAAGTACAACATCAAATAGCGCGTCAAATGGTAAAAGTACCACATCAGTAAATTATAGTAGTGGTGGGTATCAAAAAATGAAAGAACTATATTCCGAATACAAATCAAAAGGGTTAATTGAAAATGATTTCCCTGAGATTACAATATTAGAATTGAAAAAAAGATTAGGGCTATTAATCACAAGTATTGAAGAAAACTTCAAGAAAAAAAATTTAAATGTATTAAATGACCTGTCTAAATATTCCGAGAATTTAGGAGATTTCCAAACTGACGTATATCTTGGGGGTTCGGTTGCCGTTTGGTCAAAAAAATGGTTGGATAATAAAAATGTTTTCATACAAAACGACGAACAAAAGACGATACTTTATAAATTTAAAGATGAGTTTGCAGACATTAATAAACAAAATGAAGCAATCACAGAACTTGATGGGATCATTAAAAAATATTTAGCATTACTAAATGGTAATAAAGCCGTTGGTGATAAAATACCACTATCAGTAAAAATATCAACTTTTTTTAAACCAGTTAAAATTACTGATATTAATATTGCCGAAACAATGTATAAAAGAACCGGTAATAAAATTGATATTGGTGTTCCAGAATATACAAAATCTAAACAAGTATTAGAAATTGAATTAGTTAAGGGTAATCTATTAAGTAATTACCCAGGTTTGGTTTTTTTCACAGGACCAAATTCTTTTGAAGATATTATAAAAAAAGCTGATGAAAAATTTCTTGTTGAGAAACAAGGTGTTGAAGAAAAACTAACACAAGAAATCGCTGACCAATTTGCAGATAAAAATAATGGGCTAGGTTTCCAACCAACAATGAGAAACATTTTAGCGGTATTTTTTGCTCAAGGTGAAGCATTCCTAAGAATGATGGATGATATTCACACTAAAGCCTGGGAGTTAAGGGATGATGACAACAGAAAAAAAGCTATTTTAGGAAATGCAACCGGTGGACCAAGTGTTGATAAAAAAACAAATGAAACGGATCCACCAATCTATCCTTGGCCACAACTAATTGTTGAAAATTTAGTTGACGGTAAAGAAAAATATGAACTAAAATATCCGGGTGATGTTATTATTGCAAATAAAATTAATGCTTTTGTTCCAGAAATTTGGCCAGAAGTACAGTTTGTTGAAGAATTTCTTAGAGGTTTTGTTGAACGTGAGTCACCACCATTTGATTTTGGTGACGGTAGTAACCAAGAAACAAAACCACAAAGGTTTAGTTTTAATGGGATCGAATTTACAATTGGTAATGATGTCTACCTAAACACAGAAGAAGTTAAATTTTTCTATGAACTATATGAAAGAATGTTATTAAATTCTTTTTATTCAAAGTTTAACAGAAAGTCAATTAAGGATTCAAACATTCAAACCTATGTTGCAGAATCTGAAACGACAAATATTGTAACAGCTCTTGGATCAAGTAATCCATTTCTAACAAAAAAGATTAAAGAGTATAATATTAATTCAGCACAATATAATACATTTTTAAGACACATCTCAAATGAGGGACAAGGTCCGGCATGGCAAAACTTTATTAGAGGAGTTTTTAATACACCATATATTGGTAATGACACACAGGTTCCTTTTGAGATATATAAAAGTGAAATATTAACAAACAATATTGCACTACCAGGGGTTGGTCTTGAAAATGACGAACAAGTAAAAAAATATTTTGGTGGTGATATAATTAATGAAGAATACGACTTTAGTGATACATACCCATTAACTGATATTGACTGGTGTAAAAATTATTTGGCATATGGAAATGCAATACAGTCAAAGATCGATACATTTAAAACCTCAGATACACTTGAGTATGATTCAGCAATTAAGACAATTAGAAATAAAAATGATATATACCCTATTGTAAATTTTAATTATAAACAATCCGTTTTTAATCAAACAATTGACTTAACAAATCTAACAACATTCTATCAAAATAGAAAAATTGAAGATCAATTTACAACAGAAGGAAATTTATCATATCAAAATTATAATGGTAATTTGATTGCTGAACAAACAACATCAATTTTTAATACACCATATTTTACAAATGCAATTCAAGAAGGGGTTAATAGTTTCAAGTTTAATCCGGAAGAAACATCACAATATAAATCTGCCGCTTATTTGTTCTTAAATAGTTTACCCCTAGCAACATTAAAAGACAAATATCGAGTTTACAATAGTGATGGAAGTGTGAATACTTTAAGTTACATTATACCATCATTTAAAAAGTTTGGTGCCGTACACGAACTACCATATTCTTGGATTTTAAAATACGGATCAATCTGGCATAGGTATAAAACATTTAAAGACACTGGTGTTGATATTCTGGATAATGTTTGGACTAATACTGATTACATTAGAAATTACGATCCTTTTAATCAATCCCCATTAACTACTTATCAAATAACCGTAAATGGTCAATTATATAATATTGTCCTTGATGCGGACTATACACTTGGTTTAAATACTCAAACCAGAATAACAACTGGGTTCTACCCAAAATTATTTGATGATTTTAGTATTTTCTTAAAGGGTGAAAAACTTTTTAATGAAATTGAAACAATAAATGGTACTTGTTATTTCTCCGGAAACACTATGGAGGTATTAACAATAAATTATAATGTTTTACAATCTGGTTTTATCATTTCAGGCAGTTCTGTTGATTTAAATACAACAATTGTTAGTCAAGTTAATGGAACACCAGGCGGTATTGGAACGTATATTGTTACACCATCACAAACACAACCTTTTGTTAGTGTTGCAGAATCAACAAAACCATTTGTTGTTGCCAATCAGTATATTGGTGGGTACTCAAACTCAACAATCCAAAATGCATTAAATAATAAATTTAGAATGGTGTTAAGTGATAGTTCCGCAATACTTGGAACACCAGGTTTTGATATTACAAACCCAAATAGATCATTAACTTTAAGACCTTGGAGTTGTTACTTATTAACATCAGACGAAGATTCACTTTATGTTTTACCATCTCTTGGTAGTAATGTTAATCAAACATATTCCGAATGTTTTAACATATTGGGACTCCAAGGAATTAACGTAAGTAATAATCCAGCGGTTCATAACGGATCTATTAGGACTTTCTGGAAAGCACCTAATTATGGGTATTTTAATGATAGTCTTGTAAGTAAACCAGATCCAGATGAATATATGAGAGATATTTTTAACGACCAAGAACAACAACAAAATTTTGGTATTTTTGGAGATGGGACAAAGTATTCAAAGATTGACGAATTGTTTACAACATTTTCACCAGAAATTTTAGACGAATTTGAAACTCAATTTTTGAATTTTAGTAAATCAATTGATGGATTTCAGACTATTCTATCCTCAAATACAAGTGAAAAAGCAATCCAAGATAGGAATGAAAATTTCCAGGGATTGATGAGATCATTATTCTTAGTACCAAACAACTCAAACTTGCAAGGTACGGCACTTATAAATAAAATAACCGAAGATCAAAAAAGTAACATACAAAAAACCATAGATGAATTTATGAATTATATGGTGGTCTTTAGACACGGAAACCCAACAAATTTTGATAGAAAATTATTTTATTCATTCTCACCCCAATTCATTCAAGATAGATATTCGTGGGAAGGTTATGTTATTGGAACACCAAACGCACTACCGTTTAATGGAGGATCAATAACATTAACACAATCAAAATCACAATATCCGGACGCGTGGGAAGCCCTTGAAACTTATGTTGGATTCTCACAAATACCTCAATTAGTGTATTCTGATAGTGGTTCTTATATAACGGACTTTTTTATTGATATGGATGTTTCGTTTACACCAACAAATGTCAAATTATTTTCACCAATAATAAAATTATATGCAACACAAAAACTAAATGATGATACTCTAAATCAATTAAAGTTTTTTGAATTGATGAATCAATATTTAAATGATGGACAAACTTATTTAAATTTAATTTTAGACGATACTTTAGTTAAAACCAGAGCCAAATTATCATCTGTTAATATAGAACCAGTTGATACTGGAGTTAAATTTACAGAATTTAACGGAGAACAAACAAGACTTGAAATTTGGGAAACGTTAAAAGCAATTAACGATAAATGGATCTCCGGTGGTGATTTTAAATCAAAAACAATCTTTGAAGATATAATGATTTTAGATAGAGCCAGCAGGGACGTTGGACAAAAAATATTTGTCGATATATTCAAAGCCAAAGATATGATTGAATATATGGATTATAAAAACAATATGCTTGGACTTGTTGAAAACATTTTTGTTGAAAATAGATTTAAGTCTTTTATTGTGCCATCATATGCTAATTTTTACAACGTACAGGATGTCTCAAAAAATCCAACACCAAAACCAGAAGGAACATTGGAATTTGCAAATTCATTATTTGGGACGTTTTTAACGGTTGATTATAGAGATACTAGTGCCAAATACGTATCAATATACACATCAGTACCAAGTAACCACTTAGCACTTAATGATAATGTTGATTATAGATTTAGAGATGACGCCTTTGATTTAAGAAGAGCAACCGATAATCCATTATTAGAAAATCAAGAAGGTAAAACAAATTGGGATAAGTCAAACAAAGTTGTTGGGTTTAATGTAGATTTTGGACCTCAAAATCAACAAGTATTTAAACAAATTGATATTGCACAAGATCCGGGACAACCAACTGCCGAATCCGAACAAATGCTAACACAAATGGCAAATCAAAGTAGAAATAGAGGAGGAGCGTCACAAAGTGCTTCACTATATAATGTCTATAGAAATAGAAGTTATAGGTGTTCAATAGATATGATGGGAAATGCGTTAATCCAACCAACAATGTACTTTAATCTAAGAAACATACCTTTGTTTAGTGGGCCATATATGATTACAAACATAACACATAGAATTAGTGAAAATGGATTTGATACAACTTTTGAAGGTCAAAGACAACCTTTCTACAGTATTCCAGCAATTGATAGTTTATTACAATCATTAACAACAAAAATTTTAGAAACCCTTAAAGAAAGGTTGGCACAACAAGATAAAGAAATTGCAGAAAAAAATAATGTTTTAGCACAAAAATCAGAAGTTATTAATAGAATTAATGGTGATAAAAATGTATTAACAGCAAATCAAAACTGTTCATCAAATCTTAATTCGAGTTTTGCTTCGTATACAAATGTAACACCAACTAAAACAACAAAAACATTTAAAGAGGCAATTGTCACAATTAATCAAAAGGTAAATGCTACAAGTTTAGATAATGATAATAAGTTAAAACTTTTGGAATTTATTATCGGCACTATGTATGTTGAAAGTGGAAATGGACAATCATATTCTTCTTATGACCATAATTATGCATCGGTAAATTTAAATATAAATCCTTGGGGTGGGTCATTAACTGGATACTTTAATAAAAAATACTATTGTATTAATAGAGGACAAAATGAAAACATACCATTAGCATCGTTTGATTCATTTGATAGTTTTGTAGATTTCTTTATTGCCAAATTCCAACCTAAAGTATCAAAAATAATAAGTTATGATTTGGATGACCCAAATGATAATACATATAAAGAGAAATTAGCAAAAGCAAATGTCACATTGTGGCCATCAAATGTTGAAGATAAAGTGTGGGATGATTTACCACAACCTGAAAAAACTAAATTAGGTAATAAAATTGCGGTACCAATAGAGTATTTAAAGACATTAACTTAATTTTTTTCTATCTATTAGATATTTATATATAAAATATTTTATATGAGCACAAAACTAATATTGGATAATTATCTTGGAAAAAACACAAGAGTATCCGAAAAAGATAATGGGGATGGTACAAAACAAGTTTGTGATCTTGATACTGGAGATTGCTACACAATCAGAATGAAAGACGGTCTAATTGAAAGAGTGGACAATACTATGAGACAATTTAAGAAAGTCCAAGTTGAAACAAAATCAGGAATAAAAACTTTATTAAACGGATAAAATGGGAATTGATAATAAAATTTTAGAAGAAATTGAGAGATACAAAAGTATCAATAACTATATAATGGAACAAGCTCCGCCACCTCCAGGTGATTTACCACCACCTCCAGGAGGAGACGTACCGGCTGGTGACGCTGGAGCAGTACCACCACCTCTAGGAGATCCCGGAGCACCACCAGCACCTCCCGCTGAAGCACCAGCACCGGAAGAGGGAACACCAATTGATGTTGCAGCAGACGCTGATGTTGAGGAAGTTGGGGCAGAAGAAGAAGGTGGTGAAGAAACACTTGATATTACTGACCTTGTTGATACACAAAAAACTATGTCTGATAAACAAGAAGAATATTTTAATAATTTATTCTCACAATTATCAAACCTTGAATCTAAACTTGGTGAAATGGATCAACTTGTAACTAAGATTAATAGTCTTGAAGCTAAAATTGATGAGTTCAAACCAAAAACACCAGAAGAAAAACTTGAATTAAGAAGTTTAGATTCCGGACCGTTCAAACAAAAACTTTCCGATTTCTTCCAAGACAAACAAGAAGAAATGAAACAATCTGGAAAAAATGAATATGTTTTAACTTCTGATGAGGTTGAGGATTACTCACCAGAAGAAGTAAGAACATCTTTCCAGGATTATGATGAAGAAGATGAAAATATGATGTAATGTTTGGGGTTACACGTTGTAACTCCAAACTTTTATTTTTTACGATATTGACTGCGACGAATTTTTAATTTATACTTAACTTGTAAACTTTTAATAACACAAATATATGGCGACAAACAATGTTTTAGATGCGGTTTTGGCACAGTATGAGAGCTCAAAACAAAGTGGTTCTTCTTCCACTTCAAAAATGTCACAAGAAGAAAGAATGAAAAAGTATTTTGCTGCGATACTTAAAGACAATGAAAAGCAAGCACAAAAAAGAATCCGTATCCTACCTACACCAGACGGATCATCACCATTCAAAGAAGTATGGTTCCACGAAATTCTTATTGATGGAAAATGGCAGAAGTTCTATGATCCAGGAAAAAATGACAATGAGAAATCACCATTAAGTGAAGTTTACGAAGAACTTATGGCAACCGGTAAAGAGTCCGATAAGGAACTTGCTAAACAATACAAACCTCGTAAGTTTTATATTGTTAAAGTAATTGATCGTGACAATGAACAAGACGGACCAAAATTCTGGCGATTCAAACACAATTACAAACAAGAAGGGATCTTTGATAAGATCATTCCTATCTACAAAGCAAAGGGTGATGTTGCTGACGCTGAAAAAGGGCGAGATCTAATTCTTGAACTTACAAAAGCAAAAACACCAAAAGGTGCGTTCTACACAGTAATCCAAACTGTAATGTACGATGATCCGTCTCCGGTTCACGAAGACGAGGAAACTATGGAAAGTTGGGTAAGTGACGAACTTACTTGGGAGGATGTTTACTCTAAAAAACCAACCGAGTACCTTGAAGCAATTGCAAGAGGTGAAACTCCGAAGTGGGATTCAGATGCAGGTAAATACATCTATGGTGATTCATCTGAAGCTGAGATTTCTCTTGGTGGTGGAAAATCAAATAGTGAGACCAAAACTGAGGATCCACAAATGAATGATGAGGTTGATGAAGAACTTCCGTTCTAAAGTCTAATTGGTTGGAGACCGGCATAAGTCTCCAACCTTATTTTGTTTAATTATACGTCCTCAACCTTATTAAATGATTTCCGTTTTAACACTAACATATCAAAGACATCACCTCCTTGAAGAGGCAATTCAGTCGTTTTTATTACAAGATTATAAAAACGGTGAAATGGTAATTGTAAATGACAGCCCAAACACACATTACACTTACGATCACCCACAAATTAAGATATTCAATTTAGCAGAAAGATTCCCAAATTTATCTAAAAAATTAGAATGGGGATTTAAACAATGTCAAAATGAATGCATTTACAGATTGGACGATGATGATCTTCTTGGACCGGACGCACTTAAAATATCAGAGGAGTTTATATTAAACAATCCTGGATATGATGTATATAGACCAAAACAACATTATTTTTTCTTACATAACAAATTTGAAAGTATTGGTGGTAATGTTAATAATGGGAATGTCTATACAAAAAAATATATAAATAGGATCCAGTTCCCAGATAAAAGTTTTGGTGAAGACTTTGATATTACATATAAATTTAGACCAAAGATCTATGAAAGTGATGGAAAACCAACAATGATTTATAGGTGGGGGATGAATACTTATCACGTATCAGGTTTTGGTGACACACCAACAGAAAAGTTGTATGAAAAAATTGATCATATGACAAAAAATAATCACGGAAATTTTGTATTGAAACCACATTTTACTAATGATTATTACAAAATGATTCCTTATAATTAAATAAAAAAATATGGCAATTAAGAAAAATGATTTTAGTTCTGTAAAGAAGAAATTCTCTTCTGATGCAAAATATAAACAACAAAGATATTTTGATCTTGGTGAAGCCTTTCTTGACGCTGTGGGTCTTCCTGGTCCGGCTATAGGACATATTAATATGTTTTTAGGGCACTCTGATACCGGTAAAACAACAGCACTCGTAAAAACGGCCGTTGATGCTCAGAAGAAAGAAATCCTACCAGTGTTCATTATTACAGAACAAAAGTGGTCTTTTGATCACGCAAAACTTATGGGGTTTGAATGTGAAGAAGTTGTTGATGAAGAAACCGGTGAACTTGCTTGGGATGGATTTTTTATCTTTAATAATAACTTTGATTACATTGAACAAATTACTGATTATATAAATGATATGCTTGACGCTCAAGAAAAGGGTGAACTTGATTATAGTTTGTGTTTCTTGTGGGACTCTGTAGGTTCTGTTCCTTGTAAGATGACCTATGAAGGTAAAGGTGGTAAACAACACAACGCTTCAGTTCTTGCAGATAAAATTGGTATGGGAATTAATCAAAGAATTTCCGGATCAAGAAAAGCTGGATCAAAATATGAAAATACACTCATTATTGTGAACCAACCTTGGGTTGAACTTCCAGATAATCCATTTGGTCAACCAAAAATTAAAGCAAAAGGTGGTGAAGCAATTTGGTTAAACTCATCTTTGGTATTCTTGTTTGGAAATCAAAAAGGTGCTGGCACAACAAAGATTACCGCAACAAAAGATAAGAGAACTGTTAAATTTGCATCAAGAACAAAAGTATCTGTTATGAAAAACCACATTAACGGACTTGGTTTTGAAGATGGAAAAATTATTGTAACGCCACACGGATTTCTACCTGGAAAAGACACTACAGAAGAGAAAAAGTCAATTGAGACTTACAAGAGTGAACAGGCCGAATATTGGAAACAAATAATCGGTGTAGATGGAGATTTTGATTTGAAAACAGAAAAAGAAGAAAAAGTTTATGGAGAAGAATAAATTAAAAGTTATTTCTTTATTTTCCGGATATGGAACCCAAGAATTAGCATTAAAATACATTGGTGTAGATCACGAAGTTGTTGCGAATTGTGACAACTTCAAACAAGCAAATGAATGTTATGACGCACTACATACGACACAATTAGGAAACTTAGGAGACATTACAAAGATTGATGAAAATACATTTCCACAATGTGA